CATCCGGACGCCGTCCGGGTCGGGGAGGCCGTGCGGGCGCTCGATGGCTGCGCCCTGTGTCTGCCCGCAGACTGGAACCCGCTCGCCGACTGGTCGAGCCTTGCCGAAGAGGGCCAGCGCGCCGTGCAGCGCGCGATTGATCAAGAGACTCTTGTTGGTCGTGACGGCGAGCGGCGCTTCAAGACCTCGCTCAGCCGCCTCGTGATGCGCCATGCCCTGCTCGGCGACACGCCGGTCTGGGAAGGGGAGGAGCCGCAGCTGAAGTATGTGTGCGGCGGCAACGGCAAGCCGCGCTGGTTCCGGCGGGTGGATGTGCTGGCTGATCCCGGCGATGTGGCCCAAGGCATTGATCCGGTCTGGCAGAGCGTCGAGGTCGACGGCATGGATCCGAAGCGCCGCATCCCGTACCCGGATGCCTACCGCAAGACCTATCTTGATCCAGATCCGAGCGAGACCATCGTGTCGCGCGCCGAGTATGAGATCTGGTGCGCGGCGCTCGACATGCTCACCCACGACCTGGCCAGCGTGCTCGAAGCGCACGAGATCGTGGCCTCGGCCCGTCCGGCGCGGCCCTGGGAGACAGGCGCGGCGGAGCGCCCCCGGGTGCTGGACGGGGCTGGCGGTCCCGGTCCGTGGCTGTCCCTGTTGAATGGCTGTTGGATCGACGCGCGACCCGCTTGACACGCGCCTGGAATTTGGCGCACCTTCATCCACGGTGAATCAGATCAAGAAAACCCCGGGACGCGAGTCGCCGGGGTTTTTGCTTGGGAGGGCGTCATGTGATCGAGATCAAGATCCAGGACGTCGACATCTCCCGGCTGGCCAACGCGATGGCGGCAGCTGGAAAGGATCTCCCTCACGCCATCCGCCGCGCGGTGAATCATACCGGCGACAAGACCCGTACCCAGGTGGTGCGGGCGCTGGCGGCACAGACCGGGGCCAAGTACGGCGTGGTCCGCAAGGCGCTGCACATCACGCGCGCCAACTACTCGAACCTCTCCTACATCATCCATGGAACCGGGCGGCACATGTCGCTCAAGGAATTCGGGATGCGGACTCGCACAGTGCGGCTCGGCAGCCTCAAGACGAAACGCGTGCAGCGTTATCGGGTGGTGAGTGCTGCCCCGTGGAACAAGCGGCGTGACTTCCCTGGTGTGTTCCTCGGCCCTGGTGGGCATGCCTACAAGCGCGCCAGCGACAAGCGCCTCCCGATTGAGAAGCTGTGGGGCCCGTCGATCCCGCGCGAGATGGTCCGCGATATGACCCGCGAGGCCTTCTTCTCGACGGTGCAATCCACCCTGCCGGCTCGCTTCGAGCACGAGCTCTATCGCGTCCTGCCGAAGTGATCCGGCACCCCGCCGACCCCCTCGATGGGGGGATGGTCGGCACCCCCTCCGAGGCCCCCGGGCAGCCCCCGGGTCCCTCCTGGCCGCCACCCCCTCGCGGGTGCGCAGCGGCCCGGAATTTTTCCAGTAAACCACTCTCGCAATCAGGGTTGACAGAGTTGACAGCCGTATCAACCAGCGTTGACAGCCCGCGCGCCGTCATGTGGTCGATCGGCCAGCTGGCGGATCGGGAGCGGGTGTCGAAACAGGCCGTGTCGCGCGCGGTCAAGTCTCTTGTCGAGCGCCACGGCCTGACGGTCGAGTTGGACGCACGCGGACGCATCGCGAAGCTGAATGTGGCCGAGTACGATCATCTGCGCGGTCGCTTTGCCGATCCCTCCAAAGCACAGGCCCCGCGCCAGGCGGAGGAGCCGGTGCGCCCGGCATCCGAGAGCTACGACGAGGCGCTGCGTCAGAAGACATGGCACGAGGCTGAGAAGCGCCGCCTCGAGCTGGCCGAGATCAAGAAGCAGCTCGTGCGGGTGGATCGCCTGCAGGATGCCCTGGCCCGGGCGGGTGAGGACATCGTGCGCACCATGGACCGCCTGCCCAACGCCGCCGACGAGCTCGCTGCGGCGTTCGCCCGTGAGGGTGTGCATGGCATGCGGGTGGCCCTGAAACAAATCACAGTGCGCATGCGCCAGGATGTGGCCCAGGCGCTCATCGACATCGCAGCGGCGGCCCCATCCGAGGAGCATGCGCCAACGGATCTTTGACCATGAGCGGACATCCCAACGCCCTGCACCTGGTCGCCAGCGTGCTGGCTGAGGCCATCCGCCCGCCGCGTCCCATGCCGCTCTCCGAGTGGCTGTCCGAAAACATGGTGCTGATCGACGGCCCACTCGCCGGCGAGCTGTGGAACCCCGACGGCGCACCCTACCTTGTCGAGATCGCCGACTGCCTGTCGGACGATCACCCCTGCAATCTGGTCACGGTGCGCAAGTCGCAGCAGACCGGCGCCTCGATCCTGGCGCTGGGCTGGTGTCTCTACGTGGCCGACCGCGAGCCGGGCAATCTGCTCTATGCCGTGCCGGGGATCGACGCCCTGCGCGATCTCAACAGCGGCAAGCTGCAGCCGTTGATTGAAGCCTGGCAGAAGCGCACTGGCCGCCAGGTGATCGTGCCGCAGACCTCGCGCTCGGGCGCCGGCTCGACCACCTACGAAAAGATTTTTCCCGGCGGTCGGATCTGGCTCGGCAACGCCAACACAGTCATGGACCTTTCGTCGAAGACGGCCCGCAAGGGCGTCAAGGACGAGTTGTCCAAGTGGCAGGACATCCCAGGCTTCGGCGATCCCGAGACCCTGTTCTTTGGCCGCTTCACCGCGTTCCGCCGCACCAAGGGCTACAAGATCCTGGAGATCTCGACTCCTGAGGTCGACACCGGCGACGAACTCGGCGAGATGCCCGGCCATTGCCGCATCGATCGCTCCTTCAAGCGCTCCGATCAGCGCTTCTGGAACATCAGTTGTCCCGAATGCCAGCGCCTTCTGGTGCAGCAGCACGAGCGCATGGTGTTCGACGAGAAGCACCTGCATCGCAGCACGCACAAGTGCCCCCATTGCGGTCACCACATCAGCGAGCCCGAGCGGGTCGCAGCCGTAAGGGAAGGGCGCTGGGTGCCGATGTTGGAGGATCCGGACCGTCATCCGGGGTTTCACATTGACGCCTTCGTGTCGCTGATGATGTCCTATGAGGCCATCGCCGAGGACTGGAAGCGGGCGCAGAAGTCCGAGAAGGACAAAAAGGACTACTACAACCTGACCCTCGGGTTGCCGTTCAAGTTCCGCGGCGACGCGCCCGATCACGTTAAGCTGATGGAGCGGCGCGAGGACGATCTCAAGCGCGGGCATGTGCCGGCGCGCGGATTGATCCTGGTGGCGGCCGCCGACGTGCAGATGCGTGGCATCTGGCTGGAGATCATGGCCGTTGCGCCGAACCGGGAAACGTGGACGGTCGAGCAGCTCTATCTCGACGGCGACACCTCCAGCCCGGACGGCGAGGCGTTTGAGAAGCTTAAAAAAGAAACGCTTGAGCGCACGTTCCCGGACGCTTTCGGGCGCCCGCGCACGATTGATGCCCTCGGTATCGACTCGGGCTTCCGCACCCACGTGGTCTATTCCTGGGTGCGCAATCATCAGCGTCCGCATCCGGACACCGGCCGCGATCTCATCCTGGCGCTGAAGGGTGCCGACGGCTGGGGCAAGCCCGCGATCGGCACGCCGACGCTGGTCGACATCGACCTGGCGGGCCGCAAGGTCAAGCAGGGCGCAAAGGTCTGGGCCATCGGCACCTGGCCGCTCAAGGGCAGCTTCTACGCGGACCTGCACAAGCAGGGCATCCGTTCCGGAAAACTGACCGATCCGGACGGCTACTGCCATTTCGGCATGTGGCTCGACGACGAGTACTTCAAGCAGCTCACCGCTGAGACGCTGGAAGACATCATCGTCAAGGGCCGGGTGACCGGGCGGCGCTGGGTGCCGTTGCGGGTGGACAACCATCTGCTCGATTGCCGGATCTACAACCTGGCACTCGCTGAATACCTCGGCCTGTCGACCATGATGGACGAGGACTGGGCTGCGCTCGCCAGAGCGCGCGGATTGCCGGATGACCTGCTGAAAGTCGACCTCTTCACGCCAACGCAGAGCGCATCGACTGAACAGGAGGCGTCCGGCGCCCCTGACTCGGAGCCCACGCCTCAGGCGGCGGCTTCGCCACCGGCTGAATCCTCATGGTTCGGCGATCGCACGCAAGACTGGTTTTCGAGGGGTTGAGGCATGGCCTGGACGCAAGCGGACATCGATCGGCTGAAACAAGCCATCGCAACCGGTGCGCGTAAGGTCCGCTATGCCGACGGCCGTGAAACCGAGTTCCGGTCGCTGAAAGAGATGTGGGACACGCTCGCCCGGATGGAGAGCGAGGCTTCCGGCCAGCAGCGCGTTCTGGTCGGCTACGTGCAGCACAGTCGAGAGTAGTGATGTCCACAATCCTCAAAGCTCTCGCCTGGGTGGCGCCCAAGGCGGCGCTGGCGCGCGCCCATGCCATCGACGTGATCGGCCGTGCCTATGATGGGGCCCGCCCTGGCCGGCGCGGGGCATCGTTCGGCAACAAGGGCGGATCCGCCAACACGGCGATCGGCCCGAGTCTGTCCCGTCTGCGCGACCGCTCGCGCGAACTCGCCCGCAACACCTGGATCGGCCAGCGCATCCTCGACGTGCTGGTGTCCCATGTGGTCGGTACCGGCATCATGGCGGTGCCGGACAATGGCTCCGACCGTCTCGACCGGCAAGTGTCCAACTTGTGGGAAGAGTGGAGCGATCAGGCCGACATCACTGGCGAAACCGATTTTCCAGGCCTGCAGGCACTCGCCCTGCGCAGTATGCTGGAAGGCGGCGAGGCCGTGCTGCGTTTCATTCCGCGTCGGATCGGCGACGGCCGGGTGGTACCGCTGGCCCTTCAGGGGCTTGAGGGCGATCACATCGACACCGCCCGCGAGGGCACGGTCGAGGGGCATCGCACCCGCCTCGGCGTCGGTCTTGGTGACTGGGACGAACGCACCGGCTACTGGCTGTTCCGCGACCATCCCGGCGAGATGACTCTGCCGTCATCCTCGACCCAGTCGGTATTCACGCCCCGCACGGATGTGATTCATCTCTACCGTTCTCTGCGCTTCGGCCAGGTGCGCGGCGTGCCGGTGTTTGCGCCGATCCTGCAATCGAGCCGCGACATCGCCGACCTGATGGACGCGATTGTCGTCAAGAGCCGCACCGAGGCGAGCTTCGCGGCCTTCGTCAAGTCGAACGGCGGCCAGCGCACCTTGGGCAACCAGGTGCAGCAGGCCGGTCGCACCCGCATTGAAGAGCTGCGGCCCGGATCGGTCAACTATCTCGACCAGGATGAAGACATCATCTTCTCCAACCCGTCGGGCACGGGGCAATTCGAGCCCGCCATGCTGATGGCCCTGATGGCCGCCGCCGCGGGCGCAGGGATCACCTACGACCAACTCACCGGCGACCTGCGCCAGGCCAACTATTCGAGCCTGCGTGCCGGCAAGATCGAGTTCCGACGCCTGGTCGAGCAGCTGCAGTGGCTGGGGCTCGTGCCGAAGCTGCTGAAGCCCACGACCGGGCGCTTCACCGACACCGCCGTCATGGCGGGCAAGTTGCGCGAGCGTCGCGAGGGCTACCGCTGGAACTACGTTATGCCGGCGGTCGAGCCGATCGATCCGAAGAAGGATCTCGAGGCCGACATCATGGCGGTGCGCGCCGGGCGCCTGTCGCCGCAGGAATTCATCGCCGCCTGGGGCCGTGACTGGCGCAAGGTGGTGGCGGACATGGCGACCTTCCTGGAAGAGCTCGACCGGCAAAAGCTTGTTCTCGACATCGACCCGCGCCGCACCACCCAGACCGGCGCGGCGCAAGCCAATCCCGCCGAACTTCCGCCCCCGGCGGAGTGACCCGGAGAGTTTTCATGAAACACGAAACTGCCGCCCGGATCGGGGAGCACGCGATCCCGCTGATGGTGCGCGAGGCGACCGTCGAGTCGCTCGACGCATCCAAGCGCACCTTCGAGGTGATCTGGACCACCGGCGCGCCCGTCGTACGCCGCGACTTCTGGACCGACGAGACATGGACCGAGGAGCTGGTGGTCAGCCCGACCGCCATCCGCATGGAGCGCCTGGCGAGCGGCCGTGCGCCGTTCCTTTCGGAGCACTATCGCGGCATGGGCGTGGTCGAACGCGCCTGGCTCAACGGCGCCGAAGGCCGCGCCCTGATCCGTTTTCCCAAGGCCGGCATCGACGCCGAGGCCGACCGCACCTTCGCGCTGATCGAGGACGGCATCCGCTCGAACATTTCCTGCGGCTACCGCGTGCACAAGTTCGAGCAGGAGCGCGACGCGCAGAACCGGCTCATCCGCCGCGCCGTCGACTGGGAGCCGTACGAGATCTCGACCGTGACCATCGGGGCCGATCCGACGGCGCATGTGCGCAGCGCCGAGCGCGGCTCCTTCGCCTGCCACTTCGTCGGCTCTGCCGTGCCCGTGCAGGGTCCCCAGGCCGTCGCCGCCCGCATGCGCATGCGCGCCGCTCAGTTGCTGCGCGTCTGACGCCTTTCCTTTGCCGCCTGTGCTCCACCGGGGCCACAGGAGAACGGCGCATCGCCCCGGTCTTCCAAGGAGACAGCCATAATGGCTAAAACCTTCCGTCTTGCGGCGATGCTGATCGCATGCGCCGTCGTTGCTACCTTTGTGCTTTCCCCCGAGGCCTTCGCGGCCGTCGGCCCGCTGCCGGTCTCCGGCCATCACGGCCAGGGCCTGATGGACCTGCTGGTGCAGGCGAGCCCCGCGCTGCTGTCCCTGCGCAGCCAGCGTGACGATCTGACGACCCGCGCGGCCGCCAAGATCGCCGAGGTCAAGGACGATACCAAGCCCGAGGATGCAGCCCGCATCGAGAAAGAGCACCAGGACCTCCTGCGCGAGCTCGATCGGGTGAACGGTGAGATCACGACGCTCGAGCGCGCCGCACCAGGTGCTCCGGATGCTGAGGCAGCCGTCCGCGCCGAGCGTGAGCGCATCGACACGATCACCGAACTCGGACGCCGCTCCGGCATGACCGATCAGGACATCCGGTCGGCGGTGACCGGCGGCACGACGGTGGACACCTTCCGCCAGCGCGCCTTCGACCACATGGCCTCCCAGGCTGATCAGACCCGCACCTCCGGGATCCGCGGCGGTCAGGACGAGACCGAGACCCGCCGCGCTGCGCTCGGCGAAGCGCTCGGCGCCCGCCTGCTCTCCGCAGGCGGCCAGCGTGTCGAGGTGTCGGATGCCGCCCGAGGCTTCATGGACTTCGGCATTGCAGAGTTCGCCGCCGAGTCGATCGGCCATCGCAGCTCGATCCGCTCGCTCGGTCAGCGTGAAGAGGTGCTGCGCCGCGCCTTCCACTCGACCTCGGATTTCCCGGCGATCTTCGAGAACGCCCTCAACCGGGCGCTGCAGGCCCGCTACCAGGCGGCCGCTCCGACCTATCGCCGGATCGCGCAGCAGCGCACCTTCCGCGATTTCCGCCCGCACAAGGTGGTGCGCGCCGGTGACTTCCCGCAGCTGCAGCGGGTCGGCCAGGGTGGCGAGATCAAGAACGGCACCTTCGGCGATCAGAAGGAAGAGATCTCGGTGCTTGCCTATGCGGTGCAGTTCGGGATCACCCGCGAGATGATCATCAACGACGATCTCGGCGCGATCGACCAGGTGATGGGCTCCTACGGCACCACCGTGGCCTACTTCGAGGAAATCACGTTCTACGCCATGAAGAACGTGAACTCCGGTGCCGGTCCGGCGCTGAAGACCGACAACAAGGCGGTGTTTCACACCGACCACGGCAACCTCGCCGGCACGGCTTCCGCCATCACGGTCGACGCCCTTGGCAAGGCCCGCGCCGCCATGCGCAAGCAGACGAGCCTGGATGGCAAAACTAAGCTCAATATCTCGCCCCGCATCCTCCTGGTGGGTCCGGACAAGGAAACCGAGGCCGAGATCATCACGGCATCGGTGACGCCGCAGCAGGCTTCGAGCGTCAACCCGTTCTCGGGCAAGTTCGAAGTCGTGGCCTCGGCCGAGATCGCGGGCAACGGCTGGGAACTCTATGCCGAGCCCTCGCTCATGCCGGTGTTCCAGTGGGGCTATCTCGAAGGCTACACCGCCCCGCGCGTCCGCATGGACCAGCCCTTCGGCATGCAGGGTGTCGGCATGTCGGTCGAGCACGACTTCGGCTGCGGCGCGATCGACTTCCGCGGCGCCTTCCGCAACGCCGGCGGCTGATCGCCAGCTGACTGAACCGCAGGGCCGGCTCAACCCGGCCCTGTCCTTCGGCTTCTTCTCGAAAGTTTTCCGCGATGAAAAACTACATTCAGGATGGCAAGACCATCACCCTGACCGCCCCGGCCGGCGGCGTGACCTCCGGCATCGGCGTGCTGATCGGCGCGCTGTTCGTCGTGCCGCTGTTCAGCGCTGTGCAGGGCGAGTCGTTCGAGGCCCGCACCACCGGCGTGGTGAGCTTGCCCAAGGCCGCCGGCGCCGTCACCGAGGGCGCCAAGCTCTACTGGGACAACGCGGCTAAGAACGTCACCACGACGGCCACGGCCAACACCTTCATCGGCTACGCCGCCGGGGCTCAGGCTTCGGGTGATGCCACGGTGAACGTGCTCCTGCGCCAGGCCGGCGTCTAAGCCCATGCCGTCGCTGTTCGCCCATCTGGAGCGCGTCGCGGGCGCCACCATCGACCAGGTCATGGCCGAAGGGTTCGTGTTCACGCCGCGCCAGAAGGCGGGCGGCGACGTCAATGGCCGGGCCTCCGATGCCGGCCTGCCCATCCTCGTCACCGGCATCTTCGTCTGTGACGGCAAGCTGATCCACGCCGAAGGGCGTGGCCAGGCGGACGAGGACGCCCCCGCCATGATGGCGGCCCCGGCCTTCATCGATGCCTTCGCCAGCGAGTTCCCGGACCGGCCTGAAGAGGGCTGGCACGTGCGGCGCGTCGACACCGGCGAGCGCTTCCGGGTCGGCGATGTCAAGGACATCGAGGGCGGGCGCCTCTACATCGCACTCACGAGGCAGAAATGAGTCTCGCCCGCACTGCCCTGCGCCTGGCGGCCGTCGAGGCGCTCACCACTGACGCGGTCATCGCTGCCCTGTGCGACAAGCGCGTCTACGACTCGCGCCTGACGGATTTCGACCGCGAGGAGCCGGTGCCCGTGCTTATCGTCACCACCGACGATGACCAGGGCGAGGCCTACTCGCAGAACGGTGGCCCGCCCTTCGACACCACGGTGGAGCTGTCGATCGAGATCGCTATGAAAGCGGTTGCGGTCGATGACCAGAACCAGGTGGTGGGGATCGGCTCGCCCGCCACCGACCGCGAGCTGGAGGCCTCCCTCGATCTCCTCGAGGAGCGCGCCGTCGCGGTGCTCGCCACCAATGCGCTGGTCCGCAAGGTCACGCGCCGGGTCACCCGCAAGAAGTCCGTGCGCTTTGTTACCGACGATGTCGGCGAAAAGCTCGCCGTCCGCTTTGTGACCCTGACCGCCGCGCTCAAAGGCGAGGAGCGGCATGCGCTTGATCTGCCGACCGGGCCCTTCGCCCGGCTGCCGGATCCGCTGCGCACGGTCTGCGTGGCGATGCCGGAGGGCTCCTCGGCGCGGGCCACCTGCCAAATGATCTTCGACGCCCTGCCGCCGCTCGCGGCTGAGCCCTTCACCGGCGCCAACCTGGCACTGCAGCCGTCCGCCCTATCGCCGTCCGGTCCGCCGGTTCGGGCCGATCAGGAGGGCGCCAACCCTGAGATCCACGACAACACCCATCGCATTCCGTGAGGCCTCGCATGCGCAAACACGTGACCCCGGCGGACCCTGCCGCCTCGATCCCGGATCCGGCCCACGGCCGCGACCTGCCGCCTGAGGGCGCGGAGGTTGACTGGGATGCCTACTGGGCCGGCCTGCAGCTGCGCGGCGATATCACCGTCACCGAAATCGCGGAGGCCGCCCAGCCGCCCGCTAAAGCCAAACCCTGATCCGTCCACCCGATTGAGGAGAGCCCGACACCATGGTCGCCTTCAACAACATGCCCGGCGACATCCGGGTGCCCCTGTTTTATGCCGAGGTCAATGCGGGCGTGCCGCCCTATTCCGGCACCTCCCGCCTGGTGCTCCTTGGCCGCAAGACGAACGCCGGCTCGGCGGCCAGCATGACGCCGCGCAACCTCGGCTCGGCCGATCCGAATGCCCTGTTCGGCGTCGGCTCCATGCTCGCCCTGCAGGCCGCCGCTGCGCGCTGGCATAACCCAACCGGCGAGATTTGGGCCCTGCCGGTCGCCGATCCATCCGGCACAGCCGCCACCGGCACGATCGCGATCACCGGCACGGCCACCGCCGCCGGCACGCTGGTGCGCTACATCGCCGGCGAGCGGGTGCAGGTCTCGGTCGCCGCAGGCGACACAGCAGCCGTCGTGGGCGCGGCGTTCGCCGCTGCCGTCGGCAAGGGCTTCACGAAGTATGGCCGCACGCTGGCGCACCCGGTGACCGCCGGGCATGCGACCGGCACCGTGACGCTCACGGCCCGCCACGTCGGCACGGAAGGCAACAGCATCCGCCTCGAGGCCGGTCTTGACGGCGACGAGGTCGATCCCGCTGGCCTCACCGTCACCATCGCCTCTGCGACGCTCACCGGCGGCACAGGCGATGTCGACATGGCGGCCGCGCTCGCCGCGCTCGGCGCCGAGCCGTTCGACTGGATCGCTGGCCCGTACGCCTCCACCGCCCAGCTCGATGCGGTGCGCAGCTTCCTGTCGGATGCTGGCTCTGGCCGCTGGTCGCCGACGGTGGGGCTTGATGGCCACTACATTACCTACCTCAACGGCAACCTGTCGACGCTCACCGCCTTCGGCGCGGGACGCAACGACCGCCACGTCACCATCAAGGGCGGCCTCAATTCGCCGAGCGCGCCCTGGCAGCATGCGGCGATTGACGGCGCCATCACGGCGTTCTCGAAGAACCTCGGGCGCTCGATCTCGGAGGCGGTAGAGATCGCCCGTCCCCTCCACACCCTGGTCAAGCAGGGCGTGCGGGCGCCGAAGGCCTCAGCCGACCAGTGGAAGCTCGCCGATCGCGACTCGCTCTACCGCAATGGGATCGCTGCGGACGTGGTGCGCGCCGACGGCCAGGTGGCGATTGACCGCATGGTCACCACCTACCAGACCAATGACTGGGGGCAGGCCGACATCACCTTCCTCGATGTAGAGACGCTTGCGATCGCAGCCTATGTGAAGCGCTACCTCAAGACGCGCATCACCTCGCTCTACCCGCGCCATGTGCTGAAGGATGAGAACCCAACCAGTCAGCAGGGCATCGTCACGCCCAAGCAGATCCGGGCGGCGATCATCCACGTGTATGGCGAGCTCTACGACGCCGGCCTGGTCGAGAAGCCCGACCTGTTCGCGCAGTACCTGATCGTCGAGCGCTCGGGCGACCCGAACCGGATCAACGCCTACCTGCCGGTCGACGTGGCCAACCAGTTCCGGGTGTTCGCGGCCAACATCACGATCTTCCCGGAGCTCAACTCCAACATCGCGGCGCTCCAGTAGCGCCGCCTTCCTTCCTTCCGACCTTTCCCGTCACAGCTTAGGAGAGCCGCGCCATGGATACCAAAGGCGGTCGCTATTCCATCGACATCAACGGCCGCGTGTTTTCAGGGCGCGGCGAGGCCACCATCAACCCGAGCACGGTCTCAATCACGGCTGGCGCCAACATGGACGGCACGGCCTATCGCACGATCGCGCCGAAGCTCGCGTCGCTCGAGCTGACCTTCGACCGCGGCTCCGGCTTCAAGTGGGATGCCGCCATGCTGCTCGAAGAGGTCAACGTGACCTTCATCGAGGACGATGTCGGCGTCACGCACCTGTTCACCAAGGCCAGCTGGGTTGGTGAGGGCGCGTCGATCAACACCGCCACCGGCGAGGTCTCGGGCATCAGCGTCCAGACCGACCGGTACCGGGCGGCCTAAGGGCCTTCAGGCCGGCGGGGCTCCACGCTCTGCCGGCTACTGGATCTCGAAAGACGCGTCGGCCGTGGTCGGCTTCCGGCAGGCGACATAGACCCGCTTGAGGCGCTCCAGCCGGGCGTCGAAGCGCACGTCATTCGAGGTCATAAGCTCCGACAGCCAGACTTCGCTCGACTGGCCCCGGGCGATCGCCACGTTCATCGCCTTATAGCGAGAGTTGACGGCGATGTAGCAGTCACCCAGGTCGAAGCCGTTGGGGTTGGACAATTCCAGGACCCGATCGTTGGCCCGGACCCGGAGGTTGAGCGAGTCATAAGCCTGCGCCCCCGCTGGCAGCAGCATCACGCCGCCGATCAGCAGCGCTGTCAAACCAAAAAATCGCATCGAGCATTCCCCCATGAAAACCGTTGATCTCAGTCAAGCTTATACGACCCACGCCGGTGAGGAAAAGTCTCTCACCCTGAGGGAGCCCAAGTTCAACGACATCATGGCTCTGGGTGAGCCGGTCGCGTCCGGCTGGATGCCTGGTGGGGTTGTCGTGCGCAACGTGAATTACGAATGCGTGCAGGGCTATGCTGAGCGCCTGGTGCAGAAGCCCTGGGACCCGGTCCTGCTCGGGCGGCTGAACGTCCGTGACACCCAGGCTGTCGTGGAGGCGATCCTTGATTTTTTTCGGCAGCCGGAGACGCCTCCGGCCGAGCCGACGAACTCGTCCTCGTCCTCGGCTGGGACGCCGGCACCGTCGGCAACCTGACCCTGTCGCAGCTCGCCTACTGGTCCGAGCGTGCCCGGACGGCTGCCAAAGACCCTAAACATCCGATCTGGAGGCGGCTGCGATGAGCCTGATGGGCGCCAGAACAATGGAAGCGCGCGCGATCATCAGCGCGCAGGACCGCACCGGCCGCGTGTTCCAGCAGGTCGCCGGCAAGATGCGCGCGCTCGATCATCAGGCCCGGGCCGTGAGCCAGTCCATGGTGGCGAGCAATGGGATGCTGGCCGCTTCCGCGCGGGCTCTCGCGCCGCTGCTGGCTCCGGTCGCCATCGGGTATGGCATCAAGACGCTTGCGGGGGAATCGCTCTCCCTCGAGCGCACGATGATCCAGGTGCAGAAGGCGACCAACGCCTCCGGCGCCGATCTCAAGGCGTATGAGCAGAACATCCTCGACCTGGCGCGCGAAACCGGCAAGTCGAAAGAGGAGATCGGCTCGATCATGGCGGCCGCCGCTTTCGCCGGGCGCCCGCTGGAAGATCTCGCCCGATACACCGCTTTTGCCGCCAAGGCGACCAGCGCCTGGGGCACCAATGCCGAGGAGACGGGCCAGGCCTTGGCCGAGCTCGGCAACATCTACAAGGCGAGTCAGGGCCGACTGGAAGAGATCGGTGACGCCATCAACCATGTGGCCGACAATGCAGCGGCCAGCGAGAAGGATCTCGTCGAGTTCCTGCGCCGCTCGGGTGCCGTTGGCAATCAGGCCGGATTGACAGCCGAGCAGACCATCGCCTTCGGCGCGGCCATGAAGGAGGTCGGCGTCGGCACCGAGGTCGCGGCCACCACCTTCAATACGCTGATGAACGCGATGGCGCTCGGCAACGAGTTCCTCGACGACAGCAAAGAAGGCTTCAAAGCGCTCGGGATCAACGCCGCCAAGGTGCAGAAGGAATTCGCCAAGAAGCCGCTGGAGACCACGGTCAAGCTGCTTGAACGCATCTCCAAGATCAAGGACCCGATCAAGCGTAGCCAGGTCCTGACCGACCTGTTCGGCAAGGAGTACCAGGACAACATCGCCATCCTCGCCGGGAACCTGGGCGGGCTGGAGAAGGCGCTCGGCCTCGTCGGCAACAAGGGCGCCTATGCCGGCTCGATCATGCAGGGCTTCCAGAAGGCGATGGACACCGATGTTGGCCGGATCGAACGGGCGACGCAGGCGCTGGATGTGTTGGCAACCCGCAGCGGCAACGCTTTCAAGGTGATGGCCGGCTCGGCGGCCGAGGAGATCAACAGGTTCGTCGATTCTGTCGAGAAGGGGGACACCAGCGTCCAGCGCCTCCTGACCTACTACAACGAGCTCCAGAAGGGGCGCGATGGAACGAACGACATCCAGAGCCCGGCGGAGGATCTCAACCGCTGGGCCGAGGAAAACTGGGGCCGGTTCACACCCCGAGCGCTGTTCGATGAGTATTTCGGACGGACCGGCGCGGAGGCGCGGGCGAAGGGTCAGTCCGCGGCCATTGCTGAGGATGTGGCGCGAGAGAACGAAGCCTTGGCGCGGGAGGCACGGGCGCAGCGGGCCCGTGACGAGGCGCAGCGCCGCCTGACAGGCGGGCCCTTATTGCCCTCTGAGCGCCGTCGGTTCGAGCTGGAGCGCGGACGGGCGGAGGACGAGCTCAGGGCAGCGGCTCCCGCTGCCACAGAGATCCGTCGCACCCGCGCGGCCTTGCCGGGCCAGGTGGCGGATCTTGAGCGCCGGGTGGCGTCGGGTGATCGGCTGATGTCCTTCGCCCGTCCCCCGAGCGAGCCGGTCTTTCAGGCCGGTCCAGGCCTGCTGTCGTTCGCACCGAACCGCTCGGGTATGGCCCTGACTGGTGGTCTCACCGGCAAGGCCGAGGCGGTGGTCTCCCAGCCAGTCGACGTGACCGGCAAGGTCGAAGCTGTGCTCTCCCAGCCGATTGATCTCACCGGCAAGGTCGAAGCTGTGGTCACACAGCCGGTCGACGTGACCGGCAAGGTCGAGGCTGAAATCGTCGGGCAGGCCACTGTCAACGTGCGGGTGCAGGTCGAGGGTGGCGGGCGTGTCGTCGGCATGGGGGCGGAATCCACTGGCAATATCCGCGCCAATCTCGGCACCTCCATGCCGCACATCAAAGCAGGACCGCGATAGGGGCACACGATGCGTGACTGGACAAAGACCCTGCGCAAGGCCTCCTTTCGCGGGGTGCCGTTCCAGGTCGAGAGCGAGGGGTTGGCTGGGGGCGGCCGCCACATCGCGGTGCACGAGTATGTCCGCTCGGAGGATATTCAGACAGAGGACATGGGTCGCAAGGCCAACCGCTATCGCGTGACGGCCTATATCGCCAACGATCTTGCCGACGTGCAGGGCGCGGCACTGGTGGCGGCGCTCACCGCGCCGGGTGTCGGCATTCTGATGCTGCCGATGCTCGGGCCGCTGGAAGTGAGGATCTCGGGCGACATCAGCACCAATCATTCCAGGGATCAGCTGGGCTATGTCGGTTTCGACTTCGAGGCCGTGGAAGCGGGCTCGGGTTCGCTCTTCCCGAGCTTGCCGCTCGGCAACCGGCTCGCCGCCGCCGCGGCCGCCTCGATCGCGGGCCTGGCCCGCACCTTCCTCGGAGGTTTCCGGCCATGACGGAACGGGTTTCGCTTGCGGCCGGCGTCGTTCAGGCGCTGTGTGATCGGATCGAGAGCGTGCGCGCAGGTGTGACGCTGGAGGCCGATATTGCCTCTGGGCTCGGCACGCGCATCGCCCGCACGCGGGCTAGCCTCGTCGGTGCCGTGAGTGTGGTGACGGTGGCTGGGGCAGTCGGCGATTTGTGCGACGTAATCCGGGACCTCAGCCGTGAGGCTGATCCGGCGCAGGTCGAGGGCTTGGGCTCTGTCGCGCTGCCGCTCCTGGCTGAGGTGTTGCCGATCACCTCGTCTCCGGCGGTGACCCTGGCCCTGGATCTGGCTCGGGCGGCGCTGGCCTGCGTCGAGGCTGCGCTGCTGGCCGAAGTGGCCGTCGCCGTCGCCGAGCGCGCTTATGACGATCGCCTGCAGGCGCAGTCTGCGGCCGGGCGTCTGTCGGCTTTGGCTGAGGGCTCACTGGAGCGCATTGCAGAGACTGGCGGCGAGGAGATCTGGCGGGCGGCCGGCGAGGCAGTGCGCCAGGCAATCGATTATCTGGGGCGCGGCGCACTCGATCTGAAGCCCGTGGTGCTGGTCGAAGCCATGCGCTCGTTCCCATCAACCCTGCTCGCCTGGCGCCTCTACGGCGATCCGGAGCGGGCCGAAGAGCTGGTGGCTCGCAACGGGGTGTCCACCCCTCTGTTCATGCCGACATCCTTTGAAGCGCTGGCCTCATGATCGATGAAATCGTCACCCTTGTCGTCGGCGGGAAGCGCCTCTCCGGGTTTCAGGAGGTGAACGTGACCCGCTCGATGGAGCAGGCGGCGATCGCCTTCGGGTTGCAGGCAACCAATCCGGCCTGGCACGAGGACGCCTGGGCGCTGCGCGTCGGCGCCGAAGTCGAGCTCTATTCGAACGGCACGCTTCTGTGCCGGGGCTATATCGACACTTACGAAGCCGACCACGACGCGGAAGCCGGTCAGCATGACGTGCGCGTTTCCGGCAGCTCCAAGGCGGCCGACGCTCTCGATTGCCCGCCGGCGAAGCACAAGACCGGCCGGGTCGAGGGTAAGACGCTTCTCGATGTGGCCAAAGAGTTCGACGAGTTCGGCATCGGCTATGAGGCCGATGTGCCGCTGAAGCCGCTGGCCAAGGTACAGCGCTATCCGACCGACAGCGTGCACGACACACTGGAGCGCAAGGCGCGCGAGCAGGGCCTGATGCTCATGGGCAAGCCTGATGGCGGCGTGCTCATCACCCGGGCGGGCTCAAAGCGCCATGCCGGGGCGCTGATCGAGGGCCGACCGCCCATCAAGCGCTATGGCGTTCGTTTCTCGGCAAAAGACAAGTACAGCGAAATCACAGGCCGGGCGCAGCGGGCGCTCGGCACCAGTGCCAAGGATCTGCGGCAGGAGGTCAAGGAATATGACCCGGAGGTCGGCCGCTACCGTCCGCTGATCGTGTTTCTCGAAGGCGACGGCACCGAACAGGATCTGAAAACCCGCGCTCAGTGGGAGCGCCTGCGCCGACAGGGGCAGGGGACCTCGATTCCGATTAGGGTTTCGACCTGGCGTGACGAGGCCGGCGAAATCTGGGAGCCCGGGCGTCTGATGGCCCTGGTGTTGCCAAGCGAACGTGTCGATCAGGACATGACGCTCTCCAGCGTCACCTTCACCCAGAACCATCAGGGCACGGTCGCGGAGCTCACCTTCGTCGATCCGCGCAGTCATGGCGGCAAGAATCCGAAGGGCAAGTCCGACAAGGCCTATGACGCCGGAAAGGGCCTCGATCCGTGATGTACGATCTGTTTCGCACCGAACTGCGCGAGACGCAGGATGATGGCGATCAGCAGACGGTGAGCCTCTACGGGGTTGGCGGCGAGGAGCTCTCCCGGGTGCACCGGGTGCAGCCCTTCGGTCTATCAACCCATCCGCCTGCCGGCGCGCACGGCATCGGCATGGCCCTGCACGGCCGGCGCGATCTCGCCGTGGTGCTTGGCCTGGAGCATGCCCAGTACCGGCCCAAGGCCACCCCGGCCGGCGGCACGGTGCTCTATGACATGCATGGCTCGGCAGTCTCGCTGGTACAGAACAACCTGCGCGTTGTGCATGCGCAGAAGATCGAGTTCGCGGTGGGTGGCTGCACCATGACAATGACAGCCTCCGGCTTTGAGTTCACCGGCGGCACGATCAAGCACGACGGCAAGAGCATCGACAAGAACCACATCCATGGCGGGGTGATGTCAGGCCCGGCCAACACTGGCGTTCCGGCCAACTGAGGCGTTCCATGCTCACCATCAAGCCGCTCTCCACGGCGGACCGCACGGTCCTGCCGCCCGATGTCGTGATCGTCGATGGCACGCGGGGAGACTTCGTTCTGGATGAGCGAACAGGACTGCGGGCGCAGAACCCGATTGCCACTGCGATCGTGTTGTGTCTGCTGACTGACGCCCGCGCATCAGGCGACGAGCTGCGCCACGAGCATGCCGGCGACGCCCGCGGCTGGCCTGGTGACGGCTTTGACATCGATCTCGCGCGTGGTGAGACCGAGCTCGGCTCAAGGCTCTGGCTTTACCGACGGCGCGAGCTCACTGCCGAAACCGGGCGGCTGGTGGAGGATGAAGCCCGCCGCGCCTTGCACACCCTGATCCGCCAGGGTGTGGCTGCCCGTATCGACGTGAGCGCGACTGTCCAGGAGGCAGAGGGGCGGGTTGCCCTGGAAGTGGCTGTGATCGGCCGGGACGGTCGCGCTGCTGTCAATGTTCGCTTCGATCCCCTTTGGAAACTGGTTCAATGACCTTCGTCGTACCTAAGCTCCTTGAGCTGTCGCAGCGGGCGCGTCTCACCATTGTCAATGCAATGGAGGGGGCAACCATCGACCTGTGGCCGAACCTGAACGTCATCCTGGCCAAGATCCTGGCGTTGATCAGCAAGGAATGGCACCTGCGGCTGGCGTTTCTCTATAGGCAGATCTTCGCCTCCACGGCCAATGAGGCCTGGCTTGCCCGCCACGGCTTTGAACTTGGCATGTCTCGGATCTCCGCGAAGGTCGCCACCGGCTTTATCACCGTGGACTGTCCGGCCGGAACGGTCGTTCCCTATGGCGTCATCTATCGACGCGACGATGGTGTCCTGTTCCGGACGCGAACGAGCGCGATCGCGACAGGGCCCGGCACCGGTCTCGAAGTTGAGGCGGTCGAGGCTGGCGCTGCCGGCAATACGAATGCCGGACAACCCCTCCGCCTGGTCGACACCGGTCTGATTGGCGGTCTGAGCGAGCTTGCAACGGTCTGGTCGGCCGGCCTAGGCGGTGGAGCCGAGGCCGAGGCGGTCGAGAGCTTCCGCCAGCGGATCCTCGAGCGCAAACGCAATCCACCACAAGGCGGATCGGCCACCGATTGGATCCGGTGGGTCAAGGAAAGTTCGGGTGCGATCTCACGTGTGTTCGTTGACAGCTTTCTTGGGGACTCACGGGAAGTGTGGATCACGTTCACACGCTCGGACCGACAGGATGGAATCCCGAGCGCCGCCGATGTCGCGGCCGTGCAGGCCTATGTCGCAGACCCGGTGCGGAGACCTGTCACCGCAAGGGTATCCGTGGTTCGGCCTGAGCCGCAATTGGTCAACATTGTCATCAGCAGTCTCGACGCTGATAGTCCCGCGACGCGCGAAGCCATCGAGGCCGAGCTGAGGGCAATGTTTACCGATCGAGTAGCGCCGGCCCTGCCGCATCAATCTTTCATCCTCTGGCGAGCATGGATCTCGGAAGCAATCTCACGAGCCATCGGGGAAAACCGCCATGTTCTAGTCCAGCCCGCGACGGACCTCGTCTACACAACGGGCGGTCACATGCCGGTGCTTGGCACAATCAGCTACAGCTCATAGAGGAGGTGCAAAATGGCTGTCCCATCCGGCTGGCCTTGTGCCCTTCTGTCAACGACGCCGCCTTCCGTTGCAGACCGCCTGAGTGCACCTGCATCTGATGAGCTACTCCCGCAGGTGATTGCAGTTGTGCCTCGCGGCGTCATCTGGGGCACTGATGAAGTGAGCGACGGCACAGGCGCCTCGCCCGTGATGCGCAGGATGTGGCTGGCGCTTTCCACTTGGCTGGCCGATCAGTACTCGACCGCTTTCCAGGCTGCTGTCCAGTGCTTCCCCTCGTCGGCCACGTTCTCCTTGGATGACTGGGAGGCGGAATATGGCCTGCCGGATCGCTGTCTCTCACCAGACTCCGGGTTGCAAGGTCGGATCAATGCGGTGCGGGCACGGTTCGGCGCTCGGGGTGATGCAAGCCCTGACTACTTTGTCTGTTTGGCGGCATCGGTCGGATACGACATCAGCATCACTGAACCGGTCGACTTCATCTGTGATCTGTCCGAGTGCGACAGCGACGATACCGTGGTGGCGGTGAACGGGCATCACGAGTGGATCGTCCATCTCATCGCGCTCGGAGACACCTGGTTCTACTGCGATGAAGGTGAGTGCGACTGGACCCCGATCGAGGGGTTTTCGGTCGCCACGGATCTTGAATGTGTCCTGCGCCGCGTCGCGCCTGTTCATACCACCCTGATATTCGACTACAGCGGAGTTTCGTGATGAAGTATCAAGCCCCGACAGGTGCAGCCGATCCGAGCGAGGGTTATGTTGGCCGCAACCTTGCGGCGGGTCTTCAGGGCTCCCGCATTCCGCCAAAGGCGGTTGAGCATCCCCAGCGTGAGCTGGACCACCTCATCGCGTATGCCAACCAATTGCGCCCGGCCGATGTGGACCCGCCCACCGAGGGCGACTTGCAGCAAGTCCGCAAGGCCATCGAAGGCCTAATCAACTATTACATCGACAACATCGGTGCGGGCGCGGGTTTTGTGCTCGAGGCCGATGCCTATGCCAACCTCCCCATCTTTCCCGAAATCGTCACGGGCGGCGGCAACCTCACGATCAACGCGAGCGGCGGCTCAGTGGTGGTGGCAACCGGGCAAGAGTGGACTTGGCGCGGCATTAAGCGGTTTAGCTCTACCAATATCCCGGTGGGCGAGCGCACCTTTGCTACCCTCGCCAATAAAACCTATCACCTCCGGTGGTACCCCCCAGGCTCACCCCAGGCGCCTTTGCCTGCCAACCCCAACGGCCGCTTTTACCTTCGCGATGTGGCTGATGCCGGTTACAATCCGGCCGCCTACACCGAGGTAAATGCAAACCTCGATACGCGTTATGATGATATGCTCGTTGCTCGCGTGGTGACCAACGGCAGCAACGTGGCCAACATCACCCCGGTTTATAACCGCACCCGGCTCGAGGCGGCGCTCACGCCCACCATCAACATCACGAACAACAGCGGCGCGGATGATTCCAGCGGCTCGGCCACCGTTGCTCTCAATTGGGGGCGCACGCCCAATGTGACGGCCAGCATCAAGAACGCCACCAACATCGGTGCCTCGGGGGTGGCCGACGTTGACCATTCAATCGATTGGTCAGGCGTGACCCGATACGGGCTCACAATCACAATGGTGCGCGACTATGCCTCGCAAATGATTGCGGCCGTTCATGTGTGGAGTTGAGCAGATGAAAGCGTTGATTGAAAACGGCATCGTTACCGGATTTGCAACGGGCGATGTGCCAGGGCTCGAAATCCCCGAGCAATTCTGCGATCTCGATGCCCTCGAAATGCGGGCCCGCTTGCGCGTGGTGGATGGCAAAATCGTGGACGCATCCAAAGAGGATGTGTTTTTCGTGGATGAGGCGGGCACCAAGTTCCTCGAGGCAGGCGAGGACCGCACCAAGATCGAGGCCCGGTTTGATACCCCGCTCGTGCGCGAGGGCGACACATGGCGGGCCCGCACCGATGAGGATGATAGGGCCGACAAGCGGCGCGAGCTCGTGCGCGTGGTGGAGGCCGCCCGCGTGAGCCTCGAGGCCCAGGCCATCACCGTGGGCGGGGTCGAGATCCCCACCGATACCGACACCCTCGCCCGGCTCAACACCGAGCGGGTGGCGGTTTTCACGGGCGACCGTGAGAACGGTGAGGATTTCGTGATCAACGGCGTGCCCACCTCTCTCACCAACGATGAGGTATCCGAGGCATGGCGCACGGTGCGTGACCGATCCAAGGCCCTTGCCAGCAAGGCGGCCGAGGTTCTCGAGAAAATCGAGGCAGGCAAAATCACCAATGCGGCACAAATCCGCAAAGCCATGGGGAGCGTGGCCTAATGCCCGCACGCGTCACAATCCGCACTCGCACAAATGCCGATTGGGCGCGTGCGTTCATCTATCGTGAGAAGAATAGCGGCCCGCGCATCCCGCTTGCGGTGAACGGCACACCCGTGGTGCTCAAACTCAACGTGCGTCGCACGCCTGAGGCGGCCGAGGCCATCGCTATCACCTCCCAGGGCGCCCAGGGCATCACCATCACGGACCACGATTTAGGGGCGTTCGCGGTGCGTTTCACGCGGGCCCAACTCACCATGCTCGGCAAGGGTGAATTTGTGCACGACCTCATTGGCACTTGGCCCGATGGGCACACCGAAACCATTTGGACCGGCACGCTTGAAAACGAAATCGGAGTGACTCGCACATGATTGAGCCCATTTCGATTGAGGCTGGGTTGCCCGATGTTGAGGTGACCAACTCGAGCGAGGAGCCGGTGAGCATTGATGTGCCGCCCCAGGGCCCGCCCGGCCCTCCTGGGCCCACCGGCCCCAAAGGTGATATCGGGCCTCGAGGCTACCAGGGCCTAACCGGCGTGCGGGGCGGCAGCGGGTGGAGCCCGGTTTACACCGTTGCTACCGATGGCGAGCGGCGCGTTTTGCGGCTCCTGGATTGGACAGGCGGCGAGGGCACCAAGCCCGCGGTTACCGAAAACGGGGCGCCTCTTTATGTCGGCTCGGGCGGGCTCGTGACCTCCATCGGCAACGCCACCGATATCCGCGGCCCGCAGGGCGCCCAGGGCGTGAAGGGCGACACGGGCGCCAAGGGCGATACCGGCGCGACCGGGCAAACCGGCGCCAAGGGCGACCCCGGCGACAGCCCGCACGGGCAATGCTATCTTGAGCTCGTGACGGCCGATCAATTGCGGCTCTCGCCCCTCGATGGCGGCAAAATCACCATCAACGGGGTATCGCGGCAAATCCCGAGCGGTGGCGTTGTGCTTAACCGCCCCTCAACCCTCACGCCCAATGCCCTATACCACGTTTATGCCTCATGGAGCGGCTCGGCCGTTGTTCTCCAACTAGAGACGGCCGCGCCAAGCGCAAACGCGCAAGGCATCCTCGTGCGCAATGATGCGCCATCGCTCGCCTATGTGGGAACGGTGGCGGGTTCGTCCGGCGGCACTTTTATCGACAGCCCACAATTTCGCTATGTGGCGTCCTACTTCAACCGGCGCAAAAAATCTCTCTCGGCCCCATCCAACACCATCACGGGCATTGGTTCGGCCGAGGCCGAGCGCACGACAGATGCCTATAAGGTTTTTCTCGTGGGGCTTGCAGGCGTGCCCGCAGAATTTGAGGTTGGGGTTACCGGGCACATGGCGGCAACCGCAGCGGGCGTTGTGCTCACTAGCTATGCGACCATCAACGGCGCCCGGCAGCTTATCGGGCTCGAAAACACATCAGCTAATGCTGGTTGGAACGCGAGCCCTTGCCCTCCTGTTCACGGCGTTGCCGGGTTAGCGGTGGTTAATGGCGGGTGGGGCGGTCATTGCAACTCGGGCAGCGCATCGGCACAGGTTCAGGTTCACGGGGCGGTTTGGTCATGACGCACTTCGACACTTCGGCAGCGCTTGCGCGACTTGTCGCACGCGGGCTGTCGCACATTCCCGCCGCCATGTCGGAAGACGGGGCCGTGGAATTCAGCGAAGGTGTGTCTGACGCCGACAAAGCGGCGTATCTGGAGGCCGTTCAGGACACGTCTGCGCCGCCGCCAGCCCCATCAGCAACAGCTGGCGTTTCCGCTATGGCCGAGCTGGTGGTCACAGGTGAGGAAATAACCGGCTTCGAAACGGCTGTTGGCGTCGGCTTCGGAATGGTCTTGGACGTCGGCATCTTCTGGCTGTTCTTCGCCGTGCCGGAGCCGGACACGTCTTATATTCCCTTCGTCCAGTCACCGGGTTTCAACGTGGACGTGACGGACCGCTCAACTGATTACTTCGAAGTTACAGTGACGGACCGCCTAACCGGGGGCGCGGCCAACCCGGCGCGCCTATCCATTTCTGTTCAGAGGATCAAATGACCATGAAGCTCGTATGCAATGTCGTGATCAATGGCATCGAGACCACGAAGGTCTTGACGACGGTTGATACCATGGACCAGGGGCGGCTGGTCCAAACCAAACCGGGGATCGGCAAGCCATTCCTGATGTTTGCTGGCCTTCCAGGTTCGGTGATCGCAGCCGACTTTGAAGGTGCTCCGATCGTGAGCGCAAGCATTGCGGAGAATAACACCGCCATTCAAGCCATGCTGAACGATCCTGAGCCCTATCTCGCGCGATTGACGTTCGCGTAGCTGGCCGCTCGATCTCTAATACTTGCTGATTGAAGACTACAGAGTGCCGCCTTCGGGCGGCTTTTCTTTTGGAGGTAAGCATGAAGCTCATCGACAACGTAAAGGCTGTGCTGACGAAGGGTCTCAGCGCCCATGTGATCTACATCGGCGCCTTGGCCGAGGTGGTGCTCGAATACATCCTCCAGGTCGGAGGATTGCCGACCTGGGCGGTGCTGGGGCTGCTTGGGCTTGTGCTCGTCGGCCGAGTGATCAAGCAGGACAGCGTCAGCGGCTCCACCCAGTCCGAGGAGCCGTCCTATGACGATGCCGTCTAAGCGCCGGGGAGCAACCCGGTTGATTGGAGCCTGTGCGGTCCTCGCCTGCACCGTCGTCGGCGGCTTCGAGGGTCTGCGGCAGACGGCCTACCGCGACGTAGTGGGCGTGCCAACCATCTGCTACGGCGAAACCCGTGGTGTGAAGATGGGCCAGACCGCCACCAAGGCCGAATGCGACACCATGCTGATCGAAGGCCTGAAGGACTTCGAGGGGGGCGTCTACAGCTGCGCGCCGGGGCTCTATGACGCTCCACCCGAGCGCGTGGTGGCCCATGTCTCGCTCGCCTACAACATCGGCAAGGGCGCCTATTGCAAGAGCACCGTGGTGCGCCGCTTCAACGCGGGCGATATCAAAGGCTCCTGCGAGGCCTTCCTGATGTGGAACAAGGCCAAGGGCATCACCTGGCCGGGTCTGACGCGGCGCCGGAAAGCCGAGCGCGAGCTCTGCCTGAAGGGGGCGTGAGATGCTGCCGCATCCCTACGTCCTTGTGGGCGCGCTGCTTGCCTGCCTGGTGACCGGCGCCGGCGGGTACTGGAAGGGCTATGCCGACGCTGATCGCAGCGCCGATCTGCGGGCGGTCACCGAGGAGCGAGACAATCTGCTCCAACTCTGGACCGCCGAGCAGACGGCACGCGCGGCCGATGCCGAGCGCTTCGCCGAAAATGAAACCCTCCTGCGGGACCTCCAGCAGAAAGCCGAGGCCGATGCCCAGAGCCTTCACGACCGGGATCGTGTCTGTTTCGATCCTGCTGACACTGACAGCCTGCGTCAGCACTTCCGCACCGCGCGCTGATCTGCCGGCCCTGCCGTCGGATCTGTCCGCCTGTTTCGGGCGCCTGGTGCCGGAGCCCGGCCCCGGCGCCCTGACCAAGGGCCAGGTCTTCAGCCTGATCGCCCAGCTGCGCCGCTCCGAGCTGGAGAAGGCGCAGTGCGGGCGCCGGGCGCTCGCGTTCTACGACGATCTGCGGCGCGGTCTCGCCCGCTAGGCCCCTCGTCGGTCTCCCGCACTCCTGATCCCCCGGGGCCCCCATGCCAGAAACCAATGCCGCGCAGTTCGCGAAACTCGAAAGCCGCGTCGATGCCATCGAAACCGGGCTCCACGGCCTAACCAAGCAGATCTCCGGACTGGCCGACAAAATCGATCAGCGCGGGCAGACGCCTTGGAGCCTGATCATCTCGGCGCTGGCCCTGTGCTTCACCGCCTGGGGCGCCTTCGGCTGGCTGATCTATGCGCCAGTGGTCAAGGATCAGACCCGGATCGAGGCCGACATCAAGGCGCTGGAGACGCAGATCGTGCCGCGGGCCGAGCACATGGAGCGCTGGCGCCAGCAGGAGCGCGCGGGCGACGACATGCGCAAGCGCCTCGACCGCCTGGAAGAAGACCGCTTCCGGCGCACCGCCGAAGCCCGCTAGCCATTCGATGAAGGCCTGACCCATGACAAGATCCAAGAAGGCCGTCCAGGGGCGGCATATTTCCGAAGCTGTGGCGGCCGAGCTCGAGCGTCGCATCCGCGCCGGTGAAGTCCCCTCGCATGCCGCTGATGCGCTCGGCGTCGGCCGGCGCTCGGCGTACCGCATTGCGGCCCGGATCCGGACGGAGATGCCGGACGAGCAGCCGGAGGCCCCGGAAGCTGAAGCCGCCGGCGCCTTCCGCCTTGGTGGATCGGCCGCCGACCGGCGCGTGGTCGCCCTTGAGGACGAGGTCAAGCGGCTGCGCAAGGAGCTGCGCGACGTGCACCGGGCCGAGCTGACCGAGGAGAGCGTGCGCGGAATCCTTGGGCGCATGGCCGTGGCCCCGACCGAGCCGCCGGAGTGGCTGCTGTCGCCGCCCAAGGGCAAGGCCAACCGCACCCCGGAGGTGCCGGCGACGATCTTCTCGGACTGGCATCTCGGCGAGGTGGTGTCGCGCGCCGAGACCAACGGCCTCAACGTCTACGATCTTGAGACGGCCGAGGCGCGGGTGCGCCGCCTGGTCGAGGCGATCATTCATCTGTGCCGCAACCATGGCCCCGGCCGCTATCCCGGCTTTGTGCTCAACCTGCTGGGGGATTTCGTCTCCGGCGGGCTGCATCCCGAGCTCGCGAAGACCGATGCCGAGGAGTCGATCCCGTCCGCACTGCGGGCGCGCGACCTGCTGGTGTGGTGCATCGAGACGCTGGCAGCGGAGTTCGGTCGGATCTATGTGCCGTGTGCCTCGGGCAACCATGGCCGGGCAACACCGAAGCCGGAACACAAGCGCTATGTGTTCAAGAACTATGACTGGCTGATCTACCAGCTGCTCGCGCGCCACTTCGAGGGCCGGAAGGACATCCACTTCGACATCCCGGAGTCGAACGAGGTCTATTATCGGATCTACAATCAGCGCTATCTCGCCATGCACGGCGACCAGCTCGGCGTCAAAGGCGGCGACGGCATCATTGGCGCGATCGGCCCGATCATGCGCGGCGAGGTCAAGACGCGGGGCCAGGCGACCTCCTCGGGCCGCGATTACGACATCCTGCTGATGGGCCATTGGCACCAGGAGCTCTGGCTGCCGCGCGCCATTGTGGCGAACTCCATCAAGGGGTTTGACGAATTTGCCAAGAACGTGCTGCGGGCACCACCGTCCGAGCCGTCGCAGCCGCTGTGGTTCGTGCACCCGCGCCGGGGCATCACCAGCCGCTGGAGCGTCAAGGTCGAGGAGCCGCGCTCCGCCGAGGGCGCGGGCTGGGTCTCGTGGCCGGGAAGGAATGCCGCATGAAGCCCGTCATCATTGGCCTGATGGGCTTTGGCGGCGCCGGCAAGAGCACGGTTGCCGACCGTCTCGTCGCTGCCCATGGCTTCGAGCGCTACCACCTGCTCACCCCCGGCAAGCAGATGTTGCGGGCCCTGCTGCGCGAGTTCGGCTACGACGCCGCGACGATCGAGCGGTATGTCGAGGGCGATCTCAAGCGCGCGGTGATCCCGGAACTCACGGTCACCTCGACCGAGGCGCAGCAGCACATCGGCACCGAGCTCGGTCGCAACCTCTGGAACGAGCGCGTGTGGCTCGATCACTGGCTGCGCTGGGCTCAAGGGCGCCGAGCCGTCGTGCAGGAGAGCGTGCGCTCTGCCGACGAGGCCGAGGCGATCCGGGAGCGCGGTGGCGTGCTGGTAGAGGTGCGCCGGCCGGGTGTCGGTCCCCTCTCGGGCCATTCCTCCGAGTCTCTTCCGGCCGCGCCGGACCAGGTGCTCGTCAATGCGGGCAATCTGGCCGAGCTTGCCGGGATGGTCGACAGCCTCGTCAGGGCGCTCTGAGCCGCGGCAAGGGAATTTGACGGGGTCGGTGCTCCGGCTCCTGCCTCCATCGCGGCTCCAGTGCCACGGTGATCACCTGCTCGGCTTCAGATTCTCCCAAATGGCCCCAGCTATCGGCTGAAGGGGTGGCGGGGGTGGAATCTGTTGAGCCAATAAATCCCTCCTGTATTAGGGAGTCGCGCGCAGGTTGAGCCGGTTTCCGGAAACGGAATCGGATCTTGCGCACGGCAAAGGAGAGCCAGCCCACGAAGTCGTGGCCGAACTCGAACAGGGTCGGTTTGCGGCGGGCGCGCTCCGGGTGGTAGCCGTCCTCGAGGTCGTAGCGCTGCCACTTGGTCAGGCTGGCGGTCTCGGCTCGGCGGGTAAAGCCGACGGCTTCCAGAATCTCTCTGGCGCGCCGGAGCATCCATTCATTGAGATTCAGATTCTTGCCGACGTGCGCGTCGTCCCGGCTCATGGCGCGCCGGTCGAAGTAGAACGGCCGCATGTCGCCGCCATGGCAGAGCACCAACGCGATCGCGACCTGGTTGGCGGCGAGCGCCTCGGCCGGGCTGACCACAAAGCGCCCTACCCTGTCCCGATCGCGCACCAGGCGCGCCAGGCGCTGCGTCAGCTCCTCGTGCACCTTGGACGGCATCTTGAACTGGATCACCTCACCATCCCGGGTGACCCACGGCAGCCATCGGCTCATGCGATGGGCAGCAAGCATCCTCACCATGACAACCCTCATCGGGCCGCGGCGCAAAAGCATCCTGTTCGGAGAAATGATCCCCGTTGACAGGCTTCGATTGTCGTGGGAAAGTCGCTTTGCAAAGACGGGCGACCAACCCACTCAGAATTTCCAAGGCCTCGAAGTTACCAGCTTCGGGGCCTTTGCTTTTTCTACGTCACGGCATCTTCTCCGCTGGACGATTCCAGCAACCGCCCATTGAGCGGTCATCAGCCCTTAAGGTCAAGTTAACCAATGAAAAAGCGCGGGGATGAGCCCGCGCTCCTAGAGTTCGCTACTGATAGCTATGGGCTGCTATCACTTGCTAGCAATAAGTTTTACTAGCTCGTGGAAACCTTCCCTATTCGAATAACGATTGCGCTCGCACCAGCTGACGAAGGCGTTGATGTCCTCTATCGACGCGCGCAGGTTGAGCTGATCGGTCGGTCCGCTGGAGGCCTGCCGCTTGCGGCGCACGACGGGCTCGCGGCTCGGAAATCCCAGCACTTCGGCCTGAGCTTTCGGCAGCTCCTGGCGCGGCGGGATATCCTCTGGGCGGTCGGGTTGAATCTCATCGAGCCAACGGTTGGTCACGCTGCCATCTCCTTCGCCGGCACAAGATAGCTAATGAGCTCATTCACGAGCGTCCGGGCGTTTTCCCTGGCCTTGTCGATCTGATCTGCCGTCGCTTTGGTGCGGGGCAGGGCCGACAGGGGCACTTTCTTCCGGAAGATCGCGCGGTAGGGCTGGCGATCGTGCAGCTGCGTCTCGAAGCACGGGATGTTGTTGGCCCTCACCTCCTCCACCAGCTCGCGCTCAAGTGTGGATTTCACGGCCACGGGTGTGCGGGTCCAGAGCACCCGATGCGCAATCTGGCGACCGAAGCTCTTCTCCTCGGCACGCACCAGGCGGACGGCTTTGGCGGCCTCGTCAGCGTCCAGATCGCTCGGCTGCAGCGGGATCACCACGAACTGGCTGCGCCCAACGGCGCGCGACATCAGGAGTGAGCCAGCGCCTTCCAGGTCGCAGATCACGAACTTCGCACGGGTGCGGGCTTCGTCGAGCTTATCGACGATATCAAGCTCGTCGGTGGTCTGGATGATTTCGATCGGCAGACCTGCGATCGCGGTGCCCCATCTCTTGGCGATCGGCTTGTTCCTGTCGCAATCGAAGATGATCACTGAAGCTCCCATTTCCGCGAGGGTGGTGGCGAGCACGACTGCTGTCGTCGTTTTACCCGCGCCCCCTTTGGGGCTCGCTACTGCTAGAACCGGCATGCTATGTCTCCCTAGTGGGTACTAGGGCAAGCTACCGTAGCAATCGTTAGATATTGGTTAATAGCGGGCGCTATTCCTAGCACGTTGTAGCTATCAATAGGAGTTGCTAGGAGATGCTAGCAACTCATAGCACTCTGTAGCGATGCCGATCTATTGGATGAAAACCGCCGATGTGTACCCGGATGGTGGATACGACGGCACCTCCTTCATGGCCTTCGATCCGGAGGTGCGGTTTCCACGCTTTCACATGACCGAGGGTGACGAGACGATCGGCAACGTGCACCAGATCAGGGGCGGGCCACAGAACGGGCGCTGGCAGTGGTCGATGACCGTGTCGTTGCCTGGACCGCGCTACGGCCAGCCGACCAACGGCGTAGAGGAGGGCAGGGGCGCCGCCGGCCGCTGTGTCGTGACAGTGTACCGGCATTACCTGGCGACCCGGCCGGAGCGTTACCTGCGTGCGTGATAAGGCTTGCAATCAGGTGAATGCATCAAGATAGGGGAGGGGGAAGGGGGACACGATGAACGTGGTGCCGTTGTTGTCTTGCTTCCAGCCGACGTAAACGGTCGTACCCATATTGTCCGGGTCCGGGAGCACCGACACGAAGGGGCCTTCCCGGAAGTCGCCTTCCCATCCGACTTTGCGAGCGGCCTCGAGGGCACTCTTGAGAAACGTCTCATATTTGACAGTGGCCTCGGGCAGATCGTCTGTTCCGGTGAAAGGGTTCGTCTGTGCCCCCTTGGCCTTCATCCATCCCTGCCAGTCGTCGATCGGGGGCAAGCTGTAAACAAACATGGTGTCTCCTTTGGAACAGGACCCCGTCCGATATGGGGAGTGCGCAGGCGCTGGCAATGTGCAACAAATTTTCAGCACGTGGATTCGCATAACGTCCAGTATGGAACGCGATTTGAAGTGTTCGGAAAGTGTTACCGCGAGTTTATGGAACCTCGCCCTCCCTTATTCAGTTTATGCCGCCTCGCGCGACCCTCGCCAAGCTGAATCTCTACTGGCTATTACTTGACCGGGATCGGGCCTTGTGGTGTCAGCAGGACATACCTGCTCTCGCACCCATCAATCCGTGCGGTCATCGGCGGGATCGTGTCTCCTGGGCCTGGCGTGATGATGAGGCGACAACGGTCGTTCGGGTCGCGCATCACCCTCGCCATGGCCCGGCCCTCAGTCTCAAAGTCCCTGCTGCATCCGACGAGCGTCAGAGTGGCTGCTGCGATAAGGACACGGCGGATCATGCGACCTCCTCGCAGATTGGACTGTTGGCGATCGCGATTAGCACGGCGGCGTGGCAGGCATCCTCATAGGGATCTGGCTGGCTGCACCAGCAGGCGAGGTTCTTGCCGCGCAGCTCACGCCGGGCTGCTGCCACCAATTGCTTGTTGTGAGGAGCATGGGCGCGATAGAGGGTGTAGGCGTGGCGCTTGTCCTCGATCAGGCGGCCGGGAATGAACGGGTTCTCCTTGCCTGGGACGAAGGGGTTTCCCCACTTACCCGGTCGGGTCACCTTGACCGTGTTCGGGGGCATGCGCCAGCCCTTCTGGCGCGACAGCTGGATGCGTTGAGGCGTCATGCTATGTCCTTGGATCAAAAGGGCAGGATGGCTGGTCCGAGAAGTTAAACCGGAGTTCGCTATGGTCTGGCAGGTGGCTGGGATCGCCAGCAGATTGGTATCGATAATCACCCCTTATCGTTACCTGCCGGATTCCGCTAAGAGGCCTTCTGACAAGAATCGCATTGAACTCCGCGATCTGCGATGCTAGTCTCACTCCGTACTCAATACCGACTTCCGCAAGCCCTTCCAGAGCAGTTGCGGTTGATACGAAGGCCGGGGCGGCAGCCCCGGCTTTTTCTTTGGCTAAAACCAAAGCGTGATGTTCCGCTTCCCGCATTCAATGAGGAAGCAATGCTTGGTCAGGATGGCCCGAAACATCCGGTTCTTGTACTTCCGTGTGGTTAGTCTCACTGGTCTGCGCCTTTCTTTCTACGGCAAGGGTTCGGAATCGCTGGCAAACGGTGAGTTCAGCGTCTGCCCCACAAGGTCCGCGATGGCCTCAACGGCTGGGGCGGGAAAGCGCGTCTGCGCGATGGTGCCGGCCTTCTGCAGCGCCTTCCAAAGCCGCTCGATCTCATCAGCTGCTTCCGTCAGGACCGGCGCAGTTGAGTTGCCGGTATGCTCGCAGGTAAAGCCCTCGTGCATCTTCCGCAGCCGTTCCACTATATCACTGGTCTTATCGGCCATCTGTAATGCCATCCGTGTAAGAGTTGTCTTCAAACGATCGTTTGCTCGTGACTTCCGAAACTGTACAAACCACCTATTCGGCCTCGCAGCGGTGGCGAACCTTTATGGCTTCCTCGTTGTCGCCATAGTCGCAATCCCCGCATTTGCTGCATTGGTGGACCGGGACGGAGCATCCGCCACCGTCGCAGCCGCAATTCCGGCCGCCGATGTGCTGCCAGTCGTGGCCGACCTCACTGCAATGGGCCTCGGCTACGGCTCGCTTGGCGGCGGCGAGCTCGGCCTCTGCGGCGGCCAAGCGGGCAAGAACGTCGCTCATGCTACGTCCCCGCCCATGATCGCCGCAAAGGCTTCCTGCGCTTCGGTCGCCACGGCATGGTCGTGCGACGTGGCTGCAGGGGATGTCGGTTTCTCTGCCTCCGCGCGGTCAAGCCGCTCGATCTCGGCGATGATCAGTGCCGCAGCCCGCACCAGGTCCGCGCGATCTCCCTTGGGCTTCCACCAGGTGGCATCCCAGGGCCACTCGGCCGGCGGCGCAGAGATCAAGGCAGCCTGTGGGTGATTGCGGCGCCAGCAGACTTCGCCAATGTAGCAAAGGGCAGCAGCTGCCATCTCGCCGTGTGTGTGCTGATCGTCGTGCTCTGGCGTCCAGCCTTCGCTGTCCTGCTGCCGCAGGCGTTCGTTGATCACATCATTGGTGGCATTGGAGATGTCCTCACCGGATCTCCAGCCATCCTCGAGGAGCTGGCTGACGCTGGCGTAATCGTCGTCGTTATCGCCCCAGGCTTCGTAGCTCATAGTGGCCTCTCTTAGTTTTCGGATTCGACGGTGCGGTTTAGCTAGAATGGCGGCAGCGGCGTCTCAGAGTGGATGACGCGATCAAGGGAGCGGCCTGCGGCCTTCTTGCCGACATTCCTCACGAAAACGACGCGATCGCCGTGGAAGCCATGTCCACCGGCGAGGTTGAGGTATCTCTCGCGGTCATCCCGAGCCTGCGGGCATCTGCGCCAATCAGGGTCATCCCGATCGCGGTCGTAGACCGTCTCCCAGTTGCCCCACTGCTTGAAGAAAAACGACACGCTGGCTGCTCGGCACTGGTTGCGGATGGACCTGGCCCAGTCCGGGTGCATCGGCCGGGCCTTGGGGCCGCTCTCGCCGCCGACCACAACCCAGTCCAGGGCGGCAGTGCGCGGCGGCAAGGAGGGAAGTGTGCTGATTGCTCTCTGCGCATCGCGGAAACCGACCATCGGCACAGTTGCTGAATGCGCGCCAGTCAGCGCGTCCAGAGTTTTCGAGCCGATCGCGATGTTGCGAAAGTCAATCGCGCCGAGCAGGGGCTCCGCGCTGACCCAGCGCACGGCGGCCGGTGTGGCGAGCAGGTCAGGGATTCGCTCATCGGCGCGCGCCTGGTCCTCGGTCGAGACGCCGAGCCAGACGTTCGGGAGAGGAAGGTGCATGCCAACCCAGCCGCGCTGACTGTCGCACTCAGGCGCATACCATCCTTTGCGTTCCTCTCCCCCGATCTTCCCCATCAGCTCGCCGAGGTGCTCTCGGCGATCCCACATGCCGCTCACATAAGCCCGCATCCGGTCAGCGCGCTTGGTCAGCACCTGAAACGTGTGCTGCGGTGCAAGGGCAATGACGGCGAAGATTTGGTCGATCCATTCGTCCGGCACGCTCTCGTGGAACAGGTCTGACATGGAGTTGACGAAGATCTGGCGCGGGCGCTTCCACCGGAGCGGCTTGAGCAGCGCGTCCTCCACCAGGCGCACCGCGCCGGTCCAGACCGGACCCGCATTGCTGTCCTTCGTCAGCCCGGCATAGGTCTCCACACCCATGCCCACGAGGCGGTATGCCATCTTCATCGCATAGCAGTTGGTGCAACCAGGGGAGACAATCGAGCAGCCGACGATCGGATTCCAGGTTGCTTCGGTCCATTCGATTGCGCTCTTATCGGCCATGGTCGCTCTCTTGGTTAACGGGGATTCGCACAAGCGGCGTTCGGTAAAGTTCTCAGGCGGCCTGCCGGGTGGCGCCGAGCTTCTGCGCCAGGATCTCCCGCAGGCGGTTCGCCAGCACGACGGCGACGCCGATGTTGCGCTTCTGAGCTGAGATGGTGCGGGCGTTTCCGATCTCCTCCTCGAGGTTGATCTCGTCGAACACATCGAACAGGGCAGATCCTGCATTGCACCAGTGCGGATTCTCGGCGAGAACCTCGCAGATCGCGACGATGACGGGAGCGATGAGCAGCCCGACGTTGCCATCGTTGGTCTGGGTCACGCACTGCAGGGCCGTGATGACCGTGTCGCGGCCGTGGCGCTTAAATGCCTTCTCGATCGTAGAGACGGCCATGGTCTGGCCCGCCTTCTGCTCGGTCGCAGCAACCGGATAGCGCAGGATTTCGACCTCAGCGCAGTCGCAGGCCTCCTTGACTGCGATCGCCTCCTCATCGCCGGCGAGAAGCGCGGCGTGAAACGTCGCCATCGGGCTCATCTTGGTGGTGGCCCCGTTGATGGCCTTGAAGGCGGCTGCCTGGCCCTTCTGGTCGACAAGGATGATCGCACACGGCACCTGCTCGATGCCGCAGATCGCGGCGGCTGTGGTACGGTGCTGGCCGTCGACGATGGCATACTTGCCGCCCGGTACCGGGGATACAATCACCGGGGCAAACTTCGCCCAGGAAAACTCCTCGACAATCCGGTTGATGTTACTGCGTCCGACGCGGGTGATCTCACGCTGGTACGAAACATCGACGATCAGGTCAGCGATCGCGATCCACTGCAGCATCGCAGCGGGCCCAAAGTCTTTCGCAGCCGAAACGGAGCCGTAGCCCGTGGTCATAATGCTGCGAACCTGGGTTCCTTCTGGTGACATGGCGAGACTCCTGTCTCAATGGTTGTGGAGTGGGGAAAGTACTCAGGCAGCCTGCCGCTGCTCGCGTCGCATGGTGGCGACCAGGCGCTCGAGTTCCGCGATCCGGGTCTCAAGCGTCTGAGCCTTGCGCTTCGGGGCGCGGCTGACGGCGCGCACGTCCCCCTCCTGGCGCTTGCGGTAGACATGGCCGAGCACCTGCGACTTGGTCAGGCCGAGGCGCTTGCCAATCTGGGTGGCGCTGAGTTCCGTGGTCTGCCAGAGCCACAGGATTCCATCTTGTTGGCGCGGTGTCATTGGCGGTAGTACCCTTCGCGCTGAAGCTGCTCCCGCATTCGCCGGGCCTGTTTCTGCGCGCTCGCATCCATGCGCTCGATTGCGAAGCCGTGCTCGAACATCGGCATCAGGATCTGCATGGTTTCGGCGAAGGCGGAGCCGTCCCACAGGTGAATGACGCCGCGCTGCAGCAAGTCCTCAAGGAAGTAGTAGAGCGCCATCCCAATCTTCGCGGCCGGCTGCTGGTCGAACTCTTCGGCGACAGTGTTCGTGACCCGCTCGATCCGGCGGGCGACGCTGGATCGCTTCCCAGCGGGAAGGCCATCAAGCGGCTCGGCACAGGCGACTGCGAGCAGCTCCTTCAGACGCGCAACGTTTCGGTCGAGCTCGGCCTGTGCCTCGTCGGGATCGGACTCCGGATTGATGCCGAAGCAATCCGCGACCACTAGTCCGAACACGAGCCGCGGCGGGATCGCCAGTTCGACTCGCTGTCTGTCGGTCAGAAGTGCAAAGCTCATTGTGAATCTCTTAATATTTCAGAGGAGCAGCGGCGCTTCACGGCGCGCTCTTGCATGCGCGATCCGGTCGAGCATCGTCTGGTTACCCTCGCGTTTGGCGACGAACTCGGAGGCCCCATAGCGGTCAGTGGCGATCGCGCCGTGCCGGATGGCTTCGGCGCGCTTTGACAGGCAGATGTCGAAGTGCAGCCAGCTGGCCTTCGGCGGTTGCTGCAGCCATTTGCGCGCCACGCCGATCCGGTCGGCCATGGCGAGCAGCTCCTCGCGGGTGTCCGCAAACATGTGGCACATCTTCATGCGCCCGTAGGGGATCTGCAGGTCATCGACATAAACGGCCATGGCAATTCCCTCTGGCGGGCCTGATCAGGCGCTGGCGACCATGCGCTGCGCTTGGCATTTGCGGATGCGCCGGGCGAGCTTCACCAGCGCAAGGCCCTCGCGTTTGCCTGGTGACAGGGCAGGGCGGTTCGCCTGCGGGCGATCGGACAGGATGGCACGGGCATCGTCGGCATACGTGACGATCTCCGCCTCGGTGAAGCCTTCGGCGCGCAGATGGTTGCGGTCGCAGCCACCGTCGACGGCGGCGCGCTCGCGCATGGTTTCTGCCATGCGCTCAATGCGCTGGCGGCGGTCGGGAGCCATGCGGGCGGCGGAGAGTTGTGAGGGGCTAGCCACGGGGCGGCTCCTTGATATCGATCGGAAAGAAAACGCAGACGAGGAAGGTGAGGGCGGCGACCACGCCGCATCCGGTCAGGACGTAGAACGCGAAAACCTGGAAGTCGCTGAGGCTGGGCATGGGCCGCCCTCGATCTCGATAAAGGGTGGGAGCGGGCCCGGAGCCCGCTCGGATGGTGATCAGGTTTCGGGTTGACCCTCGAAGGTCGGCAGCTCGGTGTCCTTGCCGGCGGCTTCGAGATCCTGCTGCACGCGCTCGCGCAGGAAGAACTCCCAGCGATAGAGCTGGTAGAACCACACGATCGAACCGCCGGAGATGCGATAGCGCAGGCGCGCCGGGATCCGGACAGGCTCGCCGTCCATGAAGGCGCGCACCGACACCATAAAGATGCCCGGGATGTCGACCTTCTCGCCCTTGCCGTTGGTGTGCTCTTCGATGAACTCCACCGTGCGCTCACCGGTCTGCAGGCGCTCGCCGCGCTTGACCTTGGCGCCGACGAAGACTTCGAGATGGCGCGAAAGGTCGATCAGCTCGATCGGATTCGAAAACCGCTCCTTGAACAGGTGCTCGTATTCTTGCTTTTCACCATCGAATGGGGAGGCGAGCTCGGCGGCGTGATCCTCCAGGAAGGTGGCGAACTCGGCCTGCTCCATCGGCTTGCCGTTCTGCCCGATCCACACCTTGATCTCGTCGGTGAGCGGGAAGGGATAGACGATGCGGTGCTTGCCGCGGCGCGCCGTCCGGTCGGTCCCGTGATAGTCGATCACGGCCGTGAGCTTCGGCTCGGGCCAGCTGGTCTTGCCGAAGATTGCCGTGCCCTCGTCCTTGTGGCGGTTCACCAGATCGGTGAAGGATTGCAGGGTTGTGACCGTCGCGGTGCCCTCGCGGCGCTCTGGAGTGAGGCGGTAGCTCTCGACGATGTCGCGCAGACCCTTGACCTGGCCGCCAGTGCGCTGGTCGAGGATCAGGGGGATGTTCTTCGGCAGGCCCTCGCCCAGCCCTTCGGTCGAGAGCAGCCTCACATCGACGCCGCCGGCTTGCTGCGCCAGCTTGATGATCGCCTCGACGCCCTCGCCATGACTGGGGATCAGATTGGCGGACGAAGCGCTGATGAGAGTCTCGCCGAGAGTCGGAGTTGTATTGTTTTCCATGAGGGAAAGTCCTTGCGTGACGAAAGGGATCAAGCGCGATCGCGATCGCGGTCAGCGGCGTCACGAGGGCCGCTGAAGATGTCGAGCTGGCTGGGGTGTTGCACCGAGAGGCCGCCCTCGTAGGTCCAGAATGGCGTGCCGGAGAAACCCTTCTCCTCGGGCAGCTTCGATTTCACGACCGGCTTGATGTCGATCCGGCCGGATTCGTAATTGAACGTCAGCGTCACCGTCAGGGTGGCGACACCCTTCTCACCTGGCAGGGCTTCGAGTGTCTCCAGGGCGTGCGTCAGATGCTCGTCGCACTTCTCGGCAAACCGGCCGCGGCTGAGCAGGCCGATAAGTTCATCAAACTTCCGGATGGTACGTTTCACAGGTGGCTCCTTGAGAGACTAGGCCGCGCGGCCAGTGGCGCCGGACAGGGCCGGCAAGTAGCGGGAAAACAAACCGAACAGCTGCTCGGCGGCTTTGGCCGGCGGCATCGGACGGCAGACGCGCGAGTGCGGCTGAACCTTGTAGAAGTCGATCCACCATGGGCGCTGCTGGGCGGCGTGGAAGTCGCGCCGCTCGGTGGCCAGTGCGATCCAGTCGATGCGCTTGATCTCGATCTGCTGCGTCCTGCTCGGCAGGGGCAGGCCGGCGGCCTGGTGGATGACGATGTCGTGGCGCTCCTCAAGCAGCTGGCGCACGCCCTCGACGATTTCGACGCCCTGCTCGCCGTACTTCTCGCGGGCGATATCCCTCATCGCCTCCTTGAGGGGCGCGATGACGTCGCCGACACGCTCCTCGTGGGCGTCGTGCAGGAGCCACCAGGGTCGCAGCTCTGGCGAGGCAATCTCGCAGCCAATGATCAGGTGCTGCGCGACGCTGATGGTTTTGGGAGTCTGGCCGTTGAATCGGTTGATCTGCGCGAGGGCAGTGGCCATCTCGCGGAAATTGACCTCAGCGACAACAGGGCGCGCGAGCTCGATCGACGCGCCGGACATGGAGGGCATCCAGGTCATTGCACCCTCGCGCTCTGAGAGGGCAGGACCGGGTCTGTCCAGAGCCGTTCGTATTCCGAGGCCATCAGGGCGAGGGCCTCGTCGCTGAAGGCGTCGGAGCCGAGCTGTTCGAGAACAGCGTTCTGCACCCGCTCGTCGATTGCCGCATCGATGCCGGTGAGGGCGGCGATGACAGCCATGCTGCTGTTGCGCGATCCCGGGGTCATGATGCGCCCCCAGTCATCAGGGGCAGCAGGGCCAGCACGAGTCCGAGGCTGGTGCTGGCCAGCGCAATGACGTAGCCGGAGCGGTGGAACCGTCCGGCGAAATGAAAGGGAGTGATCAGCATGGGGCTCATCCGAAGGAGGACAAGCCCAAGGTTATTAATTATACCCTAACTGTCAAGCGCAAAGGTATTAAACGTACCCATTCCGTCTAAAGGACAAGGTAAGTTCCGCGCACAATTCCCGTGATGTCAGCCTGGATGAAGCCGTTTGCCGCGCTCGTGTCCCCAGGTCGGACGAAGAGAGGCGGCATGCCGCAGGGCGGCTGCAGCCGGATCTGGCCGGAGCAACCCTGCGCCGGCAGGCACGTGGCGAGGCAAAAGGCATTAGGCTGCGGATCGAGCAGAACCATGTCCCCAGGGCGGATCTCGGTGTCGGCGCCCCAGGCAATCAAGGTCTCGGCTGGATCGTCGCTCGAAGGGGCTTGACAGCGTCTGCAGGGATTCCAAGAGGTGATTTTGTGGTTTTTGACCTGCTCGTGAAGACCTGCATCGTGCAACATGACCCCTCCCCATACTCGGGTTCGCATATCGTTACCGACTCGAACGGGGCGACGAAAGGAGTACTACCGAAGGGTTAACTTAGCACAAGGTCGGGGTGTGGATTGCGTTAATAGTTTGACCCGAATGGCCGGTACCGACCGATTACCAGCGCCATCAGCTTGACCGTCTTGCCGTCGGCCTCCACGGGGAAGCTACCATCCTTGCGCGGCTCGGTCCTCGGGATCACGATCGGATCCTGGAACGACGGGTGATCCGATCGCGGCCATAGTTCAAAGGATTGCGCGGCCACAATGAGCTCCTTGCAGGTGCGCTCGACCTTGCCGGCATCGTGGGTTTCGACGATCACAATGTCATGGTTCTGCGGCATGCCGCGAGCTTCCGAGTACGGAACCGTGATCAGGAAATCGCCATCATCGATCTTGAGCCGGTTCATGGACGGTCCGGCCACGCGGTAGGCGCTCTGCTGCAGGTCAGGGAAACGGCCTGGCACATAAGGCACTGGCTCCCAGCGGCTCTCGTCGTGATAATCGACGTTGAGCCAGCGCCCGGCCGCCACTTCGCCGATCACCGGCGCCACCGGCACATGCTCAGGCTCGGCACTGTCGATGCCGGTCATGAGCCAGGCGGGGCTGACCTTGTAGCGCCGGGCATATTGCCGAGCCTGGGCGGTGTCAAAACCGTTCCGGCCTGACTCGTGCGCCTTATATGTTTCCTTGGGCCAGCCGCATTCGCGAATGGCGTCCGCCATCGTGGCAAAGCCGGCATTGACCCGCGCCTGCCGCAGACGGGACGCGCGATCCTCGCGCTCGGCTCGTTTATCGACCATACCGCCTTCAAATTCTTGCTGATTTTGTTCCCCGCTGTCCCTGTAGCGGTCGTCTGGGTATGATTCATCACTCGCAGCTTGACAGCTTCCGGGTACAAAATATACCTTCGGGGTATGACCGAATTCTGCTTTGTCGATAAATGGCCGACGCTGAGTGCCTTCGCGGAAGACACCGGCATGACCTACGGCACCGCCAAGGCCATCCGCCGCAAGGAGCGCTTGGGTGTCGCGATCCTGCCGGACCGTTATTGGCGTCGCGCCCTGCTGGGCGCCCGCCGCCGAGGCCTGCGCGGTGTCACCCTGGGCCGCCTCGCCGCTGCCGCCGAAAAGCTGGCCGAGATCAAGACGGGTAGTGCCGGAGGTCCGGCGTGATGCGCGCGACAGGTTCGATTTCATGGGGTCCTCTTCGAATTGCTGGGCTTGGCCTTGGGTATAGAGCATACCCGCGTCTTGACCAATGTGTGACCAGCGGATCCGCAATTTCCGGCAATTTCGGGGTACGGCCCCGCTTCAAGTCCCTCCCGGCTGGCGTGTTTGAGCGTTTCCGCCAGCCCGCCTGCCCCGGCGCTTTGCAGCGTCGGGGCCTTTTCTTCCCTGTCAGCGCCCCCGATGCGGGCCACCAGCGCCGCAAGCATAGCCCGCAGGTGGCGTCGCACAGCCGTGCTCTGCTCCTCATCCGGCTCGTTGGTTCCTGCGTCCGCCATGGCGGCGATCCCCCTTGATCTGACACGGCCAAGCTTCGTCCAGACCACCCCTTCCCGTCATCTGGAAAATCAGGAGTTTTTTCCAGTGTCCGATTTTCACGCTCACGATGAAGCCGGCCGCCTCTCTCTCTCGGCCACCGCCCGCAACCGTCTCAAGCTTGCCGCCAAAGAGCTTCGCAATCTCACGGGGCTCACCCTGCAGGAGATTGCCGACCGCGTTGGCGTGTCCAAGTCGCAATGGCACAACTATGAGTCTCTCGACGCTCCGGATCTGGTCCCGGTGCATGTCTACCTGCCGCTCGAGCTGGAGCTGGGTCGCGCGCCGGTGACCCGCGCGCTGGCGTCGATGAACGGTCTCTCGGTGATGACGGGTGCGCAGATGCAGCACCAAGCCCGCGTCAACGAGCTTGTGGCGCAGGTGGCCCGCGAGCAGGGCGAGGCCCTGGCGGAGCTCGCCAGCGCCGCCGCCGACGGCACATTCTCGCGCAATGAAGCCAAAAGGCTCGATGCTGAATTCGCCGACGTGGAGCAGGTTGCCGGGGTCGTGCGCACGCTCGCGGCCCAGATCCTCGCAGACAAGGGCTGACAGCATGGCCCGAGGGCAACGTGATCTGGCCTTCGAGGATTGGGTGCACGACGCGAGGTCGGTGCCGATCCTGCAGGCCGCGCAAGAGCGTGGCGCGCGCCTCAAGGGCGCCCGCGAAAAGATCGGACCGTGTCCCGCCTGTGGTGGACGCGACCGTTTCAGCATCAACACCGTCAAGGGCATCTTCCACTGCCGTGCCTCGGCGAAGGGCGGCGACGTCATCGCCCTCGTGCAGTATCTCGACGGGGTCGATTTCCTCGGCGCCTGCGAGCGTCTGACCGGCAGCCCGCCGCCGCGCGGCACATCCACGATCGATCCCGCCGAGCTCGCCCGCAAAGCCGAAGAGCGCCGGACAAAGTTCCAGGAGCAGGAGCGTCAGGCGCGCTGGCACCGCGAGCAGGAGCGCCGCCGCCTGTATGCCATGTGGCAGGCCGGTCAGCCGGTCCCGGGCTCACCGGTCGAGGCCTATCTTGCCTTGCGCCTTGTGGTGCTGCCTGCCGGCGCAGCCGTCCGTTATCTGCCCGAGGCGCAGCTTTACGCCTCGGGCGCCAAGGACGCCAAAGTCATCCACACTGGCCCCGCCATGATGGCGGCCGTCATCGGTCCGGAGGATCGCTTCGTCGGCCTGCACCTGACCTGGATCAATCTCGCGGATGCCGACGGCAAGGCGCGCGTCGCCGATCCCGAAACCGGCGAGGTCGAGGCTGCCAAGAAGATGCGCGGCTCGATCGGTGGCGGTCGCATCGAGCTGGTGCGCTGCGCCGAGCCGCAGCGCCTGGTGCTGGGCGAGGGGATCGAGGAGGTGCTCTCAGTCTATCGTGCCCTGCAGGCTGCCGGTTGGGATCTGTCGCGCACTGCCTTTTGGACGGCGCTCAGCCTCGGCAATCTCGGCGGCCCGCATCGCGGCTCGGTCGAGCATCCGACCCAGCGCCGCACCGATGCGCGCGGCCGGGATCTCGGCCCGCAGAAGGTTCCGGGCGACGTGCCGGATCTCACCGTCCCGGCGATCCCGGTGCCGGACAGTGTCACCGAACTCGTGCTGCTGGGTGATGGTGATTCCGATCGCTTCACCACCGATCTCGCGCTGCGCCGTGCAGCACGCCGTCATGCCCGCCGGGGGCGCACGATCCGGGCGGTATGGTCGCCCGCCGGAGGCGACTGGAACAAGCTGCTGCGGGGCGCTGCATGATGAGGCAAGGCGCGTCGCAGCATGCCCATAAGGATCGCGGGCACGATCTCTACGAAACCCCGGCCATAGCCACTCAGGCGCTGCTGCGCGTCGAGCGCCTGGCGCCGCGCGTGTGGGAGCCGAGCGCAGGTCGCGGCGCGATCATGCGCGAGTTGCTCAGCGCTGGGCATCAGGTGGTAGCCTCGGATCTCATCGCTTATGCGGGCGCGGATGCCGGGATCGAGACCTCGGTCGATTTCCTCGACGTCCAGCAGGCGCCAGCCGGCTGCACCGACCTGGTGACCAACCCGCCCTACAAGCTCGCCAATGCCTTCGTGCGGCACGGCCTCACTCTGGTGCCGCGCGTCATCGTTCTGCTGCGGCTGATGGCGCTCGAAGGCGCGCGCCGCTCCGATCTGATTGACCGGCACCTGGTGCGGGTCTGGGCTGGCATCGAACGGCTGCCGGCCATGCACCGTGAAGGTTGGGACGGGCCGAAGCTCAAGGCCTCGGCGGCACCGTTCGCATGGTTTGTTTTCGAGGCCAAAGAGCGCGGCGACACGCCGATCGAGCTGCGGCGCATGTCGTGGAGAGCGTAATGAACACCAACGATCCTCTCAGCCAGATCGCCGCGGCGGTGGGAGCCGCGCCCGTGATTGATCTCGGCCAGGATCTCGCCGAGGCAGATGACGCCTTCGTGCCGGAAGACGAGGCCTCGTTCGAGGATGATGGAGCTGAGCCTCCGGAGCCACCGGAGGAGGGCGCGGCGGTCAATCAGGACATCCTCGCGGATTGCGCCAGACTGGAGCAGAACGACACCGACAACGGCCAGCGCCTGCTGCGGCATTTCGGGGACAGCGTGCTGCACGTGCGCGAAGTCGCTTGGCATGCCTGGACCGGCACGCACTGGGATCCGGATGGCGGCACCGAGGCCGTCGAGCGTTTCGCCCAGAAGACGGCCAAGCGCATCGCGCTCGAGGCTCCGTTTCTGAATCCCTCACCCCGCGATCGCGACGCGATCAAGGCGGCCGAGCCTCTGAAGGGTAAGCCCTTCGACACGCTGACCGACGCCGAGAAGGAAACCTTGAAGGGCGGGCAGCGGGCAGAGGAGAATTTAGGGAAACGGCGCGGCGACCGGCGCAAGTTCTCGGTCTCCTGCGGCAACCGCGCCCGCACGGTGGCGATGATTGCCCAGGCTCTGCCACACCGCACCGTGGGCCCGCACGACCTCGATGCTGATCCGATGCTGTTCAACGTCCAGAACGGCACTCTGCGGTTTGTACGCAAAGTGGTCGAGGTCGAGGATCCGGAGTGCCCGGATCCGAATGAGCGCCGCATGATCCGCCAGGTCGAGGCCTCGGTCGAGCTACTGCCGCACAACCGCGGGCACCTGATCGCCAAGATCTCGCCCATGACCTACGACAAGGCGGCAACGTGTCCGCGCTTCACGGCTTTCCTCGATCGCTTCCAGCCGGACGAGGAGCAGCGGCGCTACCTGCAGCTTGCCGTCGGCCGTGCGTTGCTCGGGGGTGCTTCCACTCAGGTGCTGATCTACCTCTACGGCGATGGCGCGAACGGCAAGTCGGTGTTCATGGAAACGATCGCCGAGCTGCTCGGCGCCTATGCCGGGCGCCTCAAGCCGGAGTCGATCTCTGGCAACCTGGAGGGGCGGGGCGATCAGGCCACGCCGGATTTCGCGCGGCTGCAGGGCAAGCGCTTCGTCGGCATTGCCGAGCTGCCGCGCGGCGCACCGCTGCGCGAGGGTCTGGTGAAGACGATGACCGGCGGCGAACCGATCCCGGTTCGCCACCTCAACAAGGGCTTTTTTGACCTCACGCCTGAGTTCATTCCCTTCATGTCCGGCAATGAGCTGCCTGACGTGGGCGGTCTCGATCACGGAATCTGGCGTCGCCTCAAGTTCGTGCACTGGCCGGTGAAGATCCCGGACGGCGAGCAGCGTCCGCTTAAGGAGGTGGTCGGGGAGTTCTGCGCGGAGAGTGCCGGCATCCTCAACTGGGCGATCGAGGGAGCGCTGCACTTCCTGCGCGAGGGTCTCAAGGAGCCCGCGGCCGTCACCGCTCTCACCGCCTCCCACCGTGAGGATCTCGATCCGGTTGGCGCCTTCGTGCGCGATTGTGTGGTCGCTGTTCCGGGTTCGGATGTGCAGGCCCGTATGCTGTTCGAATCCTTCCGCAGCTACTGCGAGGCCAATGCCATCAGGCCATGGACCGAGAAGACGTTCGCGCTGGCCATGAAGAAGAAGGGCTTTGTGCGCGAGGACAAGCGCATCCGGCGCTGGATCGATATCGACCTGCAGGATGTGCCGCAGCGCCCTGAGCCCCGCAGCCCCTATGGAGAGCCGACCTATGGAAATTGACCCTCGCTCGCGCGCCAGTGCTCTCTCCGACGGGAGAAAAAGCCGCATGGCACAAGCATGTCCGGATCTGTACCGCGAGGGTTGCGAGGGTTTTGCGAGGGATGCTTTCGACCCTCGCAGAGCAAATAGAGATTTTTTATCAGTGGCTTAACGGCAGGGCGCGAGGGTTGCGAGGGTTGCGCGCCCGCTACGTATAAGCAAAGGGGCTCCGGGGAGAGAAATAAGAGTTCAATCTATACACGTTAGGAGGGTTAACCCTCGCAACCCTCGCAAACATAAAATAAGATATTGAAAACGCTGTGAAATTTGAATTGCGAGGGTTGAAAACGACCCTCGCGGACCATCGCAACCCTCGCACAGGGGATTTTGGGGGCGGGCATGAAGAAGCGGATTACCATCGAGAATTTGCTGCGCTGGACCTACAGGGATGAGTTGCCCAAGGAGCAGGCCTCAGGCGGCTTCCTGCGTCCGGCAGGTTTTGGCGGGGCCTGGGGCGGGATCGAGCGCTACGGCGAGATCCTGACCATCGTCGACGAGTCCAAGGAAAACCGCTTTGGCTTGGTGCCGGATCTCTCAGCCGCCAACGATCCTCATCCGGACGCCGTCCGGGTCGGGGAGGCCGTGCGGGCGCTCGATGGCTGCGCCCTGTGTCTGCCCGCAGACTGGAACCCGCTCGCCGACTGGTCGAGCCTTGCCGAAGAGGGCCAGCGCGCCGTGC